ACATTATAAAATCGGCAAGGCATATTTTTAAAAGAGAAAAGTATGAAATAACTGTAACCGGTGTAAAGATGGGTAATTTAAGAAGAGTATGAAAATACCAAAAAGACATGTTGATTTCTACGGTGATCAAACAAGATGGTTTGTTGGAAGTGTTGTTAGCTTACAAGATCCGTTTAAGGTCGGTCGTATCCAAGTACGTATACAAGGAATACATTCTGACGACCTAGTTGAAATACCAGACGAAAAATTACCATGGGCCCAAGTTGTAGCACCAATTACCGAAGGTGGTACAAATGGTTTACATAACGCTCTTGGTGTTCAACCCGGCGCACTCGTTTTTGGTATTTTTCTTGATGGTCAGAATTCACAACTTCCTCTAATTTTCGGTTCATTACCAAAACTAGAAACAGAAAGTGAAGTAAGTAGCCTGTCTCCAGAAGCACAGAATACAGATTATAACGGTACTAAGTTAACTACAATACACGATAGTAAAACACCTGATTCTGTTACAGGCGAACCAAATGTACCATATGCTGCAGTATATCCAAATAATAAAGTTACAAAAACAACATCAGGACATGCAATTGAAATTGATGACACGCCAGACGCAACGCGAATTCATATCTATCACCAATCCGGTACATTTGTTGAAATGCATCATAATGGCGATGTAGTAACACATCACAAAAATGGATTTAGAACTGTAACAGGAAATGATAAGTTACATGTAACTGGTAATTTAAATATAGTAGCAGATGGTCATATTACTATGGATGGAAAAACTATTAATTTGAATAGTGGTACTCAGGGAGCAGCTCGTATTGGTGATACAGCTGATGTTGGAGATGACCCACCAGGTATTTCTGGAAGTGATGGTTCTAACGTAATTGAAACTGGTTCTGGTACAGTATTCATTGGCGACTAACGTATAAATAAAGGGAAAAGGTTTTAAATGGCAACAAGAGCGTTTTCAATCGAGGATGGTAACCTCGCAACGAAATCTATTCTTACTACGCAAAAACGTACGTATAAGGATATTGACTTGTCTTTTGCCAAAAAAACGACAGGAGAAATTTTTAAAAAAACAGATGCAGCTGCAGTAAAACAAGCAGTTAAAAATGTACTTCTTACAAGCAGATTAGAGAAACCATTTAACCCAGATTTTGGTGCTGGTCTTAATCGATTTTTATTTGATTTGAATACTAATTTTGATAGGTTTGAAGTTGAAGATGCAATTGTATCTACATTAGCAAGGACAGAGCCAAGAGCAAGGGTAATAGATATAGATGCGGTAATTTTGCCAGATGATTATACAGTAAATATTACTGTTAAGTTTAGGGTTTTAAGTACCGATACAATCGAACAAGTAACAGTATCACTTACAAGGTTAAGATAATGACGACAATTAATTCTTCAGCTTTAGATTTTAATACGATTAAAAATAGTTTAAAAACATATTTTCAATCTAAGACAGAATTCAGTGATTACAATTTTGAAGCAAGTGGTCTATCGAATATTTTAGATGTATTGGCATATAATACGCATTTAAATGGTTTAGTGGCAAACTTTGGTATTAACGAATCGTTCCTCAATTCATCACAACTAAGATCTTCTGTTGTTCAACACGCAGAAAATTTAGGTTACTATCCAAAATCCAAAACTGGAGCAACTGCAACAATTACTCTTTCTGTTACATCAAGCGATTTATCAACATCCATTATAACTCTGCCAAAATACTCTGCCTTTACTACAGACGTTGATGGAACAACTTATTCTTTTCGAACGACAGAAGAATATACCGCAACAAACGACGGTACTGGAAAATTTTCTTTTAAAACGTCTGAAGGTTCTACGTCAATACCAATTACTGAAGGAGAACAAAAAACAAAAACATTCCTTGTTGGTGAAGCTTCTGAAAATCAAATTTACGTAATACCAGATGAAACGATTGATACATCGACGGTTTCGGTAAATGTATTTGATACAGTATCATCTTCAACATTTGATTCTTACATAAATGTTAATTCAGCTATTCGTATTGATTCAACTTCGACTGTTTATATTATTAGAGAAATACCAAATGGGTATTATGAACTTACATTTAGTGACGGCACGATATTAGGAAAAGCCCCTTCTGCAGGAAATAAGATTGTTGTAGAATATCTATCAAGTAATGGTGCAGATGCAAATGGTGCTGATACATTCTCCACATCAAACATTAATTTTGATAGTCAGATTACTGGGGCATATACCCCCACTCTTTCTTTAGTTTCTGAATCAGCTGCAGGTGCTGAAAAAGAATCGCTTGATTCGATTAAAGTCAATGCACCGATTGGATTTGCAACACAACAGAGAATGGTAACATCAGAAGACTATAAAGCAATTATTTTGGAAAATTATTCATCTGTTTTAAAAGATGTTGCTGCCTGGGGTGGAAATGATAATATACCACCTGTATATGGAAGAGTATATGTTAGTTTAAATTTCAAAGATAATGTAACTGATGCAGTTAAAACAGAAACTAAAGGAAATATTACTACAAGGTTAACAGAAAACCTAGCAATTATGAGTATTGATACGGTATTCTCTGATCCTATAACAACTTTCTTAGAAGTTACTACATCATTTAATTTTGACCCTGACCAAACAAATTTAACGGCTGAAGCAACCCAAACGTTAATTGAAAATACAATAACACAATATTTCGAAAATAATCTTAATACCTTTGATTCTACATTCCGAAAATCTAATCTACTAACTGAGATTGATAGTTTATCCCCAGCTATTCTTAACTCACAAATGGATGTTAGAATGCAGCAACGTTTTACACCAACAATTGGTACGATTTCAGATTATACAATTGCATTCCCTCAAAAGATTGCAAGCCCTGATGATGTTTTACATACTGTACATAGTACTGGGTTTACATTTGATGGGGTACTTGCAAAACTAGAATGTAAACTGACAACAAGTACAATTCAAATTGTTGATTTTACATCTGGCGAAATATTAGTAGATAATATTGGTACATTTAATTCCACTAGTGGCACCGTTAATTTGGTTGGATTTAATCCAACAGCAATTCTTGGGACTGAGATTAAAGTAACAGTAAGGCCAGCAAATGAAAGTACTATTAGGCCATTAAGAGGATACATACTTCAAATCGATAATGCCGTATCAGCCGCAGGGGCATCAATAGATAATCAAGAAACCCCATCTATTATAACGCAATACTCATGACACATTCACTTGAAGATTTAGATCGAAGAAAACTGAGGCTTGACGTACCAGCTGTATCCAGGCTTTTACCCGAATATTTTCAATCGGAATACGGTGTAGATTCTGGGTCGTTAACAAAACTTTTAGATCTTTACTATGAATATTTAGATAGCGATGGCGTACATTCATTTCATAAAGAAATATCTAACCTTTTCTCTGTAAGAGATATTACTCAAACCAATGAAACATATCTAGATGAAATAATAAAAGAGACCGGTAACGGTTTACAATCTTCTTCTTTCTTCCAAAACCCTAGATTAATGGCAAAGTTATTGCCACTGTTTTACAAATCAAAAGGTTCTCTTGTTGCAACAGAAGGATTTTTTAGAGGATTCTTTGGCGAACAGGTAGACATTGAATACCCAAAGGATAACTTACTTCATGTTGGTGGGATTGATCCGTCGGGAAATCAAGGACGTATTGGGTATGAATACCAGAATAGGATTCTAGATAATGCAATTTACCAAATTTTTTCTATCTTAATTAAAACAGGATTATCTGTATCAGAATGGGGTTCTCTTTATAAAAGGTTTGCACATCCAGGTGGATTTCATTTCTCAGGACTAGTACAATTACAAGACGATGGAACAATTGGTTTTTCAGGTCAAGGTGTAAACCCACTTGAATCAGATACTGGTGATATTATTATTCTTGATGAGGCAACACAAACAATTGTTACCTCATTTGCTCAAATGACCGCAATCTTTGATTCTAGTTCTAATGGCGATCCTGCTACAGATGGTGTATTCAGAGTTAGCCTAACAGATCCACTGTCAAACTATCAAAATATTACAATTCAAGATCTGAATAAAATTTATAGTTCGGCAGAACAACTTGGTTCACCAAATTCATTTACATTTGATGATAGCGCTACACATGCAGCAGACAGCGCACATATGGGTATGTCAATGGCAACAGAAACAATGGATAATGATATGTTTACTCGTTATTTGAGTGATTCGGCTATCTAAACGATTATAAATAACATTATAAGAAAATAAGGGTTTTTCTATGACAAGACAAAATATATCAACAGGTACTTCAGCCAACGACGGCACTGGAGATACACTCCGTAGCGCTGGTACAAAAATAAATGCCAACTTTACTGAATTATATACTTTTTTAGGTGGCAATGCAAGTACCCTTTCTACACAAATTAGTCTTGAAGATTCGGCTGTTGTTTTTGAAGGAGCAACAGCAAATGGTTTTGAAACCAGATTGATGGCAGAAGATGCAACTGCAGATAGATTAGTTAGAATACCAAATGCGGACGGTACCTTAATTATGGATACCGTAACTCAAACAATTACAAATAAAACCCTCGGTGAAGTTTCATTTCAAAGTTCGGAAATAACTGCTAATGGAACAGTTAGTGACACAGCTACATATATTATATGTAATAAAGGTACAGCTCTTGCGGTTAACCTCGGAACTGGAACAACACCTGGCGAATTTAAAATTTTTACAAACAAGGGTGCAGGAACAGCTACCATAACACCAACGGATGGTGTAAGTAGTATTTTTGCAGCTGGTACGAGCTTTGCACTTGCACAGAATGAAGGAGCAACTTGTATTTGGGATGGATCAAACTGGTTCTTAGTTGGTAATCAGAGCGTAACAACGATAGCTTAGTGGAAGTTTAAATGACGGCAATAGTAACAGACAATTTAAGAAAAAATTTATCGGACTTATTTCTTGCTGAAGTAAATAATGCATCTGATTCGCATCAGTTTTATATTGGTATTGGTAAATCTGACGTATACAATGCAACAGATACATTCGTTGATCCTGTTCGATCGGATAGAGAAGAAAGAGATCATAGACATAATCTACAATCTGTTAAAAAGGTTGAAGCAGCATCTTTTGTTATTCCAAGAGAAAATTGGTCAAGTGGTAGGGTATATTCTGCATGGTCTGACGCAGCTGTTGGTATTCCTACAAATAGTTATTATGTTATGACAGATGTTAACGAAATCTTTATTTGTCTTAAGGCTGCAAAGAATGCTGCAGGTGTTGTACAAAATTCTGTAAATAAACCTGCAGTCCCTGCAGGTAGAAACCTTGCTAAACCATTTGAACTTGCCGACGGATATGTTTGGAAATTTTTATATTCTCTTTCAGCAGGTAAAGCTAATTCATTCCTTTCTGCTGGATTTATACCTGTTCACAATATTCCTGGAGCGGCAGGAAATGCTTTTGAAGTAGATCATAAAGCTGTTCAAGATAGTGCAATTGGTGGTCAAATTATTGGTATTGAATTGGAGTCTAATGGCGAGGGTTATAGTTCAACACCAACCGTTACTATTCGCGGTAACGGTACTGCTGCAGCCGCAACGGCAACTCTCTCGAGCGGACAAGTTGTAAAAGTTGAAATGAATAATGAAAGTGCTGGTCTTGGTTCCGGATATGATTACGCATCAGTAATCTTTAGCGGATCACCAACTAAACCCGCAAAGGCAAGAGCAGTTATTGGGCCAAGAGAAGGTCTTGGCCTTGATGCACGTAACGATTTAAAAGCTGGCTCCGTAATGTTAAACATCAAACCAGACGGAACGGTTTCAAATACATTTATTGTTAATAACTCTTTTAGGCAAATTAGCTTATTTAGAAATATCCAAGAAAAAGATAGTGCAGCCCCCGGAAAGATTTTCGACGACGTATCAAGTAGAACCCTAAGATTTATGAAGTCTGCAAATGCTGCTAATTTAACGATCGGTAGAGAAATAACAGATACATCAACACCGCCTATCAAGGCTTATATTGACGATATCAAAGATTCTGATATATTCTATCACCAAAACGATAGTTCTGGTTTTGGTGTATTTGCAAATGGCGCAACTATTTCCGATGGAATTAATTCTATAACAGTTGACAGTGCAAGTGTATTAAGCTTGGTTAATCCTTATAGCGGAGATATTATCTATATGGAAAATAGAGCGAAAATTTTGAGAGATGCAACCCAGCAAGAAGATATTAAAGTTATTTTAACGGTGTAAAAATATGGCAACGAATCTTACTAAAACAACTTTTGACACTACCTATAAAGACGATTTTACCGATACTGATAATTATCATAAAATCCTTTTCAATAGTGGTAGGATTCTCCAAGCAAGAGAATTAACACAAGCAC